GAAATGTAACAATTATTGAAGGTACAGGTGTTATTGTATCTCCTGATGGTAGTCGTATTAATGTTACAAGTGGTGACCCAACTATTATTGCAAAAGCATTAACTGTTGTAACGGGATCTAGAGTAAATTTAAATACAGGCACTCCTACTTTTGCATTTAAATACCCTGTAACCGGAAGTAGAATTAATGCAAATACAGGAAGTGTTACAACTATAGGTAAAGCAACTGTATTACCAAATGGGTCTAGAGTTGATGTTAGCACAGGTTCAGTAACAATTACAGCTGATGCAAATTTATCAGTTACAGGAAATAGAGTTGATGTAGCCATAGGTAATGCTACAACTAAAGCAAACGCAACGGTTGTTGTTACAACTAATAGACAAAATATTTCAAGCGGAACGGTTACTATTATAGCAAAAGCAACAGTCACTCCAGATGGTAGTAGATTAAATGTTGCAGATGGTTCTGTATTAATTAAAAAATGGGATGGTGTTGTACCAGGAGCTAGCATGACTTGGACTCCAGTACAAACATCACTAGGATAAGATATGTTATTTGGAGCAACACCTTTTGCAAGCTCACCTTTTGCTGATCCAGGCGGCGTAACAGTCTTTGTCACCATAACAGGAAACAGAGTAAACGTAGATACGGGCACTGTAGGAATTACAGCTGCTGCAAGGGTATTACCAAATGGCACTGGAACAGAGATATCAATAGGTAATGTTGTTGTTAAAATAGGTCAAACAGTAGGTGTAACAGGAGTAAGAATAAACCTTGCATCTGGTACCGCTTCTGTGATATCATGGAACCCGATAGTTCCGGGAGCAACAGGTACCTGGATACCTATTGACCCTAACAATCCATAGGAGAAGTATATGGCATCAAGTACGTCAAGTGACTTAAAACTAGAATTAATTACCACAGGTGAGAAATCAGGAACCTGGGGTACTATTACAAATACAAATTTACAGATATTAGAACAAGCAGCATCAGGTTATTTAGCACTTGCAGTAGGTGGAGCAGACGTTGCTTTATCTTTAGCTAATCACGCTACAGCAAATGGTAAAAATTTATATTTTAAATTAACAGGTACATTAACTGCTAATAGATCAGTCACTATGCCGGACTCTGCAGAAAGAGTTTTTATTGTAGAAGACGCTACAGCTAGGTCATCTAGCAACTATACTTTAACAGTTAAAACTGTATCAGGAACCGGAGTATCTTTACCAGTTGGATCAACAACAGTATTATATTCTGACGGTACGAACATTACCGGTAAACTGCAAACAAAAGGATACTACACACCAACAACTACATATACGACAGTTAATGGTGACCAGGTATTAATAGATACTTCTGGAAGCGGTATTGGTACCGCAATTACAATTAACCTACCTGCATCACCCGCTGTAGGAAATGAAGTGACCTTTATTGACAGTGGTAATAACTTTGCATCTAACAATTTAACAATTGGAAGAAACAGTTCTAATATTTTAGGTAGTGGTTCAGATTTAGTGGTTTCAGCTAATGGCTCTGCATTTACTTTAGTGTATGTCAATGCAACTAGAGGCTGGATCTATAAAGATAAGATATAGGAGCTAAATAATGGCTCTTCTTGATTTCCAATTCGCTCCAGGAATTGACAAACAAAATACAACAGTTGGTGCTGAACAGCGTTGGGTAGACTGTGATAATGTAAGATTTAGATATATGTTGCCTGAAAAAGTTGGTGGCTGGTCTTCACTTATAACAGACACTATTGTTGGTGTTGCAAGACGTGAATTTGCATTTGTTGATTTAGCTGGTAATAGATATGTTGCTATCGGTACAGACAAATGTTTACTTATATATTTTGAAGGTCAACTTTATGATGTTACACCTTTAAAAACTACATTGAGTTCTTGCACTCTTGCAACGACATCAGGTTCGGCAGTTTGTTCTATTACAAAAGCAAGCCATAACCTAGTAGCAGGAGATGTTATATTACTAGATAATGTAACTTTACCATCAGGCACTGGCTATTCTGATTCAGATTTTGAAGATAAATTATTTCAAGTAACTAGTATTACAAGTTCAAGTGTATTTACAATTACACAAAGCTCTAACGCATCTGCAACTATATCTACCGGTGGTAGTATGGATATTAAACCGTATGAAACAGTAGGTCCAGCTGCACAGTCATATGGTTATGGTTGGGGTACAGATACTTGGGGAACAGGTAAATGGGGTGAAGCTTCTTCTGCAACTGATGTAACACTAGAACCCGGCCTATGGTCATTAAGTAATTTCGGACAAGTACTAGTTGCAACAATTGCAAATAGTAAAACATTTACATGGAATGCAGGAGCTACAGATCCTTTAACAGTAAGAGCATCGACATCAACTTCAGGATTTGAAACTACAAATAATCCGACTGCAACAAGGGTTACACTGGTTTCACCAACAACACGTCACTTAATTCATTTAGGAACTGAAACAACAATTGGTACACCATCAACTCAAGATGATATGTTTATAAGATTTTCAGAACAAGAAGACATAAATGATTACACAGTAACTGCAATTAATTCTGCAGGTACACAAAGACTTCAAGATGGTACAAAAATTATAGGTGCTTTAAAAGCAAAAGAAACTATTCTAGTTTGGACCGACAATGCACTATACACTATGAAGTTTATTGGTGCTCCCTTTACATTTGGTTTTGAACAAGTTGGTACCAACTGTGGATTGATTGGTAAGAATGCAGCTGTTGAAATAGATGGTATTGCTTATTGGATGTCTACAAATGGTTTCTTTGCGTTTGATGGTACAGTTAAATCTTTACCATGTACTGTTGAAGATTATGTATATGATCAAGCAGATACAACAAAAGGACAACAGGTATATGCAGGTTTAAATAATCAGTACACAGAAGTAACTTGGTATTACCCATCAACAAATTCAGAATATAATGATCAATATGTTGTATTTAATTACGGCGAAAGTGGACCTAGAATACCAGGAGGAGTTTGGTATATAGGTACAGAAGCTAGAACAACTTGGATTGATGCAACTGTATACCCTAATCCTATTGCAACTAAATTTGATGACAGTGCTACAGGAACCTTTCCAATCATTATTGGAGAATCAGGGCTCGGGCAAACTACATTATTTGAACACGAGGTAGGAACTGATCAAGTTAATCCTGATGGTAGCACAACAACTGTTACATCGTTTATACAATCTTATGACTATGATCTCCAACAAAGAACAAGAGGTCAAGCATATGCAGTAGCAGGAGATGTGTTTTTAGCAGTTAGAAGATTTTTACCTGACTTTAAAGATCTTGCAGGAAATGCAAAAGTAACACTTGCAGTTAAAAGATATCCATCTGATTCACAAACAACAACGGCACTAAGTCCATTTACAATTACTACATCAACTCAAAAAAAAGATACCAGAGCAAGAGGACGTTTTGTTAATATAAAAATAGAAAATGACAGTGCATCTGAGTCTTGGAGATTTGGAACAATGAGATTAGATATTCAACCAGATGGAAGAAGATAATGGCTAAGATAGTAATAAGATTACCGGAACCAAAAAAAGAATATGATGATTCTAACCAAAAACAAATTAATAGAGCGATTTCTTTAGTTGTAGAACAACTAAATTCTACGTTTCTAGATGAACAAAAACAGGAGCAAGAAAGATTTTCTTGGTTTATAAGTGGCTAATATATATAAAAATTCATTAATAGATTTAACTACTACAGATAACACTGTAATATACACTACACCAGCTAGTTCTAGAGCTATAATTAAAAGTATACTGGTATCAGAAGATGCTGCATCAGGAAGCACAATAAGTTTTACTATAACAAATGCTGCTGCAGCGGTATTTAATTTGTTTAAAGACAAGTCAATAGCTTCAAAAGCAACAACAGAACTGTTAACTCATCCTTTAATTTTAGAAGAAAATGAGGTATTAAAGGCACAGGCAGCTGATGCAAATGAATTACACGTTATTGTATCAATATTAGAAATAAACAGAGACTAGGAGGAATATGTTTAAAGAAGAAGGTGAAGTAGCATACACAATAATAAATGGCAAAAAAGTTCCAACCGTAAAATGTGAAACAGAAGTGGTTCTAAGAAACAAAGAAACTAATTACGAGTATAATTCAGACAAAGAAGCAGAAGATGATATTGCTAATCCTGAAACAGCTACTCAAAAAGAACACGTAACAAGATCATTAAAAGTTAAGGTAGCAGCAATGCCACCATTAGGAGCAGCGTCAGAATAATGGTTTTAAGTCCATACGATCAATCGGTATATGATGCAGGGTATAAATACATACCTCAAAGTCAATACCTATTAAACCCGTTTCAAATACCGGGAGGAAGTGAAAACGAAGTTCCTTCTGGTTTACCTGCTATATATCAAGCAGGTGGTTCAGGAGGCGGAGGCGGAGCATTACAAGCTGGCTCTCCAATGACGGACTATAATAATTTTTATAAATACACATCTGATAAATATTTTAACAATCAAGCTACACCTAATGTAGATGATTTATATCAAAGTAAAGTTGATAAAACTTTTATGGGTATGCCGAGTTATAGACAACAAGAACTAACAGGTCCAGATATGGGTGAGTATATTGGATCAGGAACTGATATTCCTTTAGAACAAACTATGGCCGGTAGAATACAATCTGGAATTGGAACTGTTAAAGGTGGTATTCAAAACCTAATGGGTAAAGTAGGCGGCCTAGGTCCCGTAAGTTTTTTAATGAATAAAATGGATAAGTTTGGTTCATTACCTCTAGCTGATCAAGAATTTATTAAAATGAATATGGGCTACACTGGCCCAACAGTATTTGGTGAAAATACTACAGGTAATTCTAAAGATCCTTTTGGATTAAATACAAGATCTGCATTAGGTAACTATGCGGAAAGAGTTGGTGTAGAGTATGACAAACTTGGTGATATGCTAGGTGGAAAAATGTCAGAAAAATATGGTGTTGAATTTGATCCTGAAACAGGAACTTTCATAGGTAAAAATGCAGCGTACGCTAATAAGATGAATAAAATGAATTTAGCTAAATATAATTTCTACAAACAACAAACATTAAGAAGAGATTTAGATAGAAAAACTGCAGAAAGAAATGCTAGAATAGAAGCTGAAAGAAAAGCAGCAGCATCTAGAGCAGAGTCAGCAAGACAATATGACTCTAATGTACATGGTCCAACTAACTATGGATTAGGTAGTGATGGTCAGCAATCTTATGATTCAGGACAAGGATTTGGTACCAATGCAACGACTGGTGGTCCGGTGAGTAATAAAACTGGTAGAGGAAGAACAGACTATATGGATGGTGGACTAGCAGATATGCTAGAGATATATGATTGATTATAAAACAAAAAGGCGATAAAAGGGTAAAACTATGGCGATTTCAAGAATGAATATGGAAAGACAAATGCGTAATATGGGTGGTATTATGGGTCTTGAAGATGAAAGACAAGGGTATTTTTTAGGTAAACTAGTTAAGAAAATAACTAAACCAATTAAAAAAATAGTTAAGTCACCATTAGGTAAAATGGCTCTAACAGGAGCTATGATGTTTGGTATGCCTGGCACACAGTTTGGTGGTCTACTTGGTAGAGCAAAATTAGGTGGTGCAGCTTCTGGTATTTTTGGAAACACTGGCGGTATTGGTGCATTACTTGGACAAGGTGGTAAGTTCAGTACACTAGGAGATTTATTTAGAGTAGGTGGTAAAGAAGGAGCTAAGTTTAGTATACCTAGAATAT